TATCTCTATCTCTATCTCTATCTCTGGTGGACGAATGTCCGGACAAATGTCCCACCTCTATAGTGGACAAATGTCCCACATCTTCTAAAACCGCTTGGTTGTCGCTTTTTTCAAGCTTGATTTTGTCTCGATAGCGTCGTTTTCGTTCAGCTTCCGTCGAACTCTTACCGATGAAGTTTTGAATCTGCAACATATAGATAGCACCATCATCCATTACTTCGACCAAACCGAGCTTTTGGAAAACATCCATAGCTTTCTCGATCGTCCCGACGTTGTGCCGTGTTACTGTTGCTAAAACTTCTGCACTATAAGGAATTGCGTCGTTAAACATCAACTTACCATCACGCTTTAAACTTCTTAAGTACAGTTTTAGCAAGATATTGCTATACAGATAGCCATCTTGCATCGACTCAAGGATTATCATTTCCTCTGTTTCGAAGAAATCTTGCTTGAGTCTCATGTAATAGTATTTTTGATTGTCTGCCATATTTAATGCCTCCCTCCCACCGCTGCTTAATTTGTTAATTAGTCAATAATTCCATAAGCGCTTCGATTCCATTCTTCAAGGATCCTTCACGCTCTGTACGTTCGAAGTCTGATCCATCAAGTTTAGTTACATTGTATTCGGCTTCCACGATAAGCACTTCACAACCAAACGCCTCAGCAAGTTTGTCGAGCTCGTTTTTTTGTTTTTCGTAAAACTCAATCGGTAACTGTAGTGCTTTCCAAAGACGGTCGTCAAAAACTGCTTTAAACACTAGGCTTCCTCTGTCCTTGTAACTTTCAAGGAATCCATCTTTTTCAGCACTGTAAAATACGACTCGTTTGTTATTTTCTTTCATGATTATTCTTCCTCGCCTTCGTTGTGTTTTTTAAATCCTAGAGTAAGTCCAGTGATACCTGCAGCGATGACTACCAAGCCAAGAGTTGATGAGATACCTTCTTTCTCACCAGTCTTAGGAAGCTCTCCACCGTAAACTGGTGTATTTACCACCTCAGACGACTCAGAATCGTTTTTATAAGTGACTGTGATTTCTACCTCTTTCGATTTCGGAGCGTCTACGGGCTTGCTAGGCACCTCTTTAGGTTCGTTAGGTGTTGGTTCTTCTGGAATGTGGAGTTCTGGCAAGTCAAGGATAGGAGCGTCGTTTGGAATTACTCCACCTTCGAATGGTGGAAGCTCACGGACTTCTGGAATACCAGGAATACCACCCTGAAATTCTGGTTTGTAGTGCACTGGTGCTTCATTCGGTACTGTTCCGCCGTTCCATTCTGGTTTATCTAAAACTGGAGCATCGTTAGGCACTGTACCGATAGGCTCAGTGTACTCTGGAAGCTCACGAACCTCTGGGATACCAGGGATGCCGCCTTGGAACTCTGGAATGTCAACTTTTGGAGCTTCACGAGGAATTTCGAACGTTGGCTCTGGTTTGTTCTCACCACTTGCATCACCCTTCCCTCCTACGAGTTGAACATAACTGTAAGAAGTACCTCCATCTGTTTCTGCTTTCAACTCAATTTTGTTAGTTGGGTTAACTGAGTCTTTAACGGCATTAACAAGCTTAGTCTTATAGTTGATATAAATCATATGGTCTAAACGGTCCATTTTGATTTCAAATCCATGCTCAGATTTTGAGATAGATTTAACTAAATCCATAGCTGACCCTTTGTCAATCCAAGGGTCTACGCTTTCAATATTTTTGACTTCAAAGAAGTTATCAACGAGCTTTTGGTTTTCGCTCATCTCATCGATGATTGTGACGTAATTCAACACGCGTTTTGCATAGTTGACACGAGCAGTCCAGTTAATCACAGTGGGATCTTCCTTGTCTTGACTTCCCCATTTAGCAATGAGTTCATCTTTACCGATGACTTGTTCTTTGCCGATGGTTGCAGATACAACTGTACCGTTAAAATTAACATTTACAGGTTTACCGCTTTCAACTTTGTCAGTCCATTGAGCGTCTAATTTAAGACTCATTCTTTTATTTAGTGGATGACTTGTGAAATAGTCGTTAAACACTGTAGTCACCTTGTTAGTGATAGCGTCTGCTGTAGCTTTACCAACCACTGCTTTTTCTGGATTATGCACGTCAAACTCATAAGAGGTCTGGAATTTCACTTCTTGAGGCAAGTCAAAAGTAACCTTGTCACCAGCATTAACTTGCACATCGTCCGGGATTTTAATGTCTTTATACTCAACTTCGAATGGGCTATATTTTCCATTGCCGTTAGGGAATGTCACTTCAACGTTAGGGTTTTCAACTGTGATCGTAGTATCTTGTTTAGTAACCGTTGTAGGCGCTGCTGGAGTTTCCGCAATAGGTTGCGCTTCAACCGGTGCTGGTGGAGTAAATACTGGTGTTTCAGCTACTGGTTGAGCTACTTCTGTAGTTGCTACCGACGTTTCTGTCGGTACCACTGTTTCAGACGGTGTCACTGTAACATTCCCAGCGTTATCGGCAGTGTATACGTTAGCTACCGCTGGTTGTGTGTCCGCCACTGGTTGAGTGGTTTCGTCTGCTGATACTGTGCCAGACCCAATCAATAAAGCTGTAGCAATGGCAAGTGTGCCACACAATCCAAATGCTTTGCTTTTAGTGAATCCAGTTTTTGCGACTGTTTGAGTGTTAAAAGATTTCATGGTATAATCTCCTTATAGATGTTTTTTTCTTGCATGGGCCCTAACCCATGCTTTTTTTAGTGCTTCAATCCGCACCCATAGCCCACCGTTTCATGTTTTTCAATGTTTTTTTAGAAAGGTATGTGTGTGAATATGTGGGTAAAGTTTATATTTTTTGGGGAAAAGTATAAGTTACACTCCACGGTGAGCCGTGGCTACGGATTGAAGATGGTAATATTATTTTTTAAGATATTTCTGTTTTAGTCGTTCTTGTTTTTCTTCTTCAGTTTCGACAACTTCAAAGAAATAATCTTTTTGTTTTGGTTTCTTTTTACCGAACAAGAATTTTAGTAGATGTTTCAAGTTATCACCCCACTAATTGATCTAATGGCAATCCGTGGTCAGCGTTGAACTCTCGGACCTTTTCGTCGAGCATTCTGTGTGGGCGAACTTCATAGACTTCTACTTGTTCTTGCTTCTTGCTCCAAATCCAGTTAAAAATTTTCATGTTGTTTCTCCTTTAATTTAAAATTTCACCGTTGCTGAACACTCCGAAACATGCACCATCTTTCATGATGACGTCAACCCCGATGTGATGAGCACCATTTCTGTCAAAACGGATGTCGTCTGTTAGAAAGGCTTTTTTGATGCCAAAGCTTTTGAAAAAGCTAACCATGCCTTTATTTGTTTTTAGGTTTCTCATATTTTTTCCCTTTCTTATCCCTACCCGCACTAGAGAACTAGTGAGGATTTTTCATAGATTTATATATATTTAAGGAGACAATTATGAATATCAAATCGTTGTAGTTTCAGGTAGGTATTGCTTTTATATCTCCTCACTAGCTCACTGTTACGGCTAGGGATGTATTGCTATTTGAATCTGTTTCTAGTTTTCCATTCAATGAAGGACTTAAATCCTTCGTAGTTGATAAAAACCAGTTTATGCGTCGGGTTGAATACGTAGTCTCGGAAATCTTTGTTGTCCCTCATTTCTCGAATGAGATTCTTCGCCATTGACTTTCCTAGACCTTCCCACCGCTGCATGAGGTGGTCGTAGTCTCCCCACTCGGCCGTTTCGTTGATCCCGACCGGTTTGTAGGTTATTTTCATTTGTTTAAGCTCCTTTAATCCTCTTGTTCGATGATTGGCAGGATGTCGATAGCTTTTAAACGCTCGTACAGAAAGCGTCTTCCAAGCTGCGTCCAGACTGTTGTCATGTTGCTGTGGGTTTTGCCGTCCTTCCCAACGTAGTCGAATGTTCGACTTGAGACATAGCCCTTGCCGAGATATTTCGCATATAGCACCCACTGACCATTGACAATGCGTTGGATTCTCTCTTGTTTCAAGAGTTGGTTCATCTTACGTGCTGACATCCCGTAATCTTGAGCAATTTGGGTGATTGCCAAGCTGTCCTTGGTTTGTAAAATCAAATCTAGGTAATCAGCGTTTTTAGTCGCTTCTTCCAACTCAATCAAGAGGTTTTCGTTTTCGTTTTCCAAGAGCTTGATTTTCTTATCAGCCATGAGCAACGCTCTTGCCATGATTTTTT